TTAAGAGGTAATCAAGGTGGTCACGCTGGTTTTGTTACAGCTACCATTGATGAGAGAGAGCTAAATTCTTTAATTAAGGACTTAGAAAAACTTAATATGTCTGAAAGTAAAAATAAGACACTATTGAGACAAGGAATGCGTAAAGCTGCTAAACCAGTATTACAAGAGCTTAAATCATTAGTGCCAGTAAAGTCTGGTAGACTGAAAAAGTCTTTGGCTATAATAAATGGAAAGAATGTTAAGGGTATGCCACCAACTGTATTTGTAGGTCCAAGAGTAAAAGGTGGTAAAAAAGTTGAAATAAAAAGAGGTAAAGAAACTATTAAAGTAGGACAATTTGCAACTAAAGAAAAGTCTGGATTTTATTTCTATTTCTTAGAGTATGGATTTAGAGGTAAGCCAGGACTAAGAATGTTAGATAAGACTGCTGCTAGTAAAGGTAATAACGCTATCAATAGTGTTATATCTGAAATAAAAAAGCTCATTGATAAAAGAATGAAGTAATGGATGTAGGTAAAGCAATATATAATATTTTAATCAACACTCCTAATGTACTATCTGTACTTTCTGAGTCTGGCTCTAACCCTAGAATCTTTCCAAGTCGATATAAATTTCCTGTAACCGTTTTGTTACCTTATGTAACTTATCAAGTAGTATCAGATATACCGAACAACACTAAGAACGGAGTTAGCACTTATGATTATGTAGATGTTCAAATAAGTTTATATTGTACCACTTATGTAGATATAAGTCGTATATCTGAAAGACTTAGAACTGCTTTAGATTATAATAGTGGTACTTTTAATGGTGTAGAAGTAGACAAAATATTTTTTCAAAATGAGAGTGAAATATTTGACGATTCTGCTGGAGAGCAAGGGTTTTACGGTCTAAGACAAGATTACAGATTTAACATAAATAGATAGATATGTATAAAATTAAATTGAAAAAAGATATTGAGTTTCGAGGTGTAGAATACATCAAAGGCGAAACTTATGAAGTTGGTAGAAAAGAGCGTAATCATTTTGCTAATGAAGACGCTATTGCAAAGCCGACAAAGAAGAAATCTAAGGAAGACGAAACTTCAAAAGATTTAGATAACTAGTTATAAATTATAAATAAAAGAAAATGGCAATTTTTAATGGAACGGATTTAATCCTAAAAGTAAGTCCTTCAGATGGAGGCACTGATGCGAAGCTAATGCACTCGCAGAATGTTAGTTTAAGTATTAACGTAGACCCTATAGACATCTCTAATAAAGATTCTGCTGGTTTCAGAGACATCATTGGAGGTCAAAAGAGCTTTAGCCTTAGTGCTGATGGTCTTATGGACTTTAACCCAGCGACTGCTGCTGATACTGAAGTAGATGAGTTGACTACACAAATGTTAGCAAGAACTGCTGTAACATTTACATTCACTCTATCTTCTACTTCTTCTGGCGACTATTTCTATAGTGGTTCTGGATTTGTTACAAGTCTAGAAATTACTGCTGGTACTGAAGATGCACCTACTTACTCTTGTTCAATCGAGGGAACTGGAGCATTAACTGTTACAACTGTTTAATCCTTTTGTTGGTTGGGGTATGAGCTTCGGCTCTGCTCCAACTAATAAAACTAATAACCAACAAAATGTACGAAATAGTAATAATAAATGGAAGAGACTACCCTGTAAGATTTGGGATGAATAGTCTAAGAAACTTCACTAAGGCAACTGGTAGAAGTTTACAAGATTTAGACAAGCTAGGAGAGGGAATGAGTTTAGATGATGCTTGTCAATTAATTCTAGCTGGTCTACAAGACGGTGCTAGAGTTAGTGGAAAAGAATGTTCTTTAAATGTTGATGGTGTTGCAGACCTTTTAGATGATGACTTTGATGCTTTAAATAAAGTATTAGAGGTATTCTCTACACAGTTTTCTGCTAAGTTTGAAGATGAGGGAAACGTGAAAGCCACAAAGAAAGTGGCGAAGACAAAGAAATAAACTGGGATAGTCTTGAGGCTGTAGCTTACGGTCTAGGACTTTTACCTAGTCAGTTTTGGGAGCTAACATTTCACGAGTTCTTTTGTATTCAAAAGGGTAGGAATGATAGGTTTGAATTAGAGCAGAGGTTTGAGTGGGAAAGAGTACGGTGGTTAGCTTGTTGTAACTTACAGCCACATACTAAGAAAGGTCAATCCTTAACCCCAGAGAAACTTATTAAGTTTGAATGGGAAAAGACTAAGAAAGAAATAGACATCGAACAACAAAGACAAAGAGCAGAGTATGTTAAGAAGAAATACGAATTGCTAAATAATAAAAATGGCTGAAAAAACTTTAAGTATTAAGCTATCGTTAAACGATAAGCAGTTTCAGAGTGCATTAAGAAAGTCTACTAAATCTATTCAAAGATTTGGTAATAAGATGCAAAGCTTTGGAGACACTATGTCTAGAAACATAACACTTCCTGTTCTTGGCTTAGGTGCTGCTGCTGTGAAGTTAGCTTCTGATTTTCAAGAAACGCAATCAAAGTTTAATACTGTATTTAGAGACATAAGAGAACAAGCTAATTTAACTGCAAAGAATTTAGCTGATGACTTTGGATTAAGCTCAAGAGCATCAATGCAATTACTATCTGATACTGGAGATTTATTAACTGGATTTGGATTTACACAACAAGAAGCTCTATTACTTTCTAATCAAGTAAATGAATTAGCTGTAGATTTAGCGTCTTTTACAAACTTTGCTGGAGGTGCTGAAGGAGCTAGTCTAGCTTTGACTAAAGCACTACTTGGAGAAAGAGAATCTATAAAGCAGTTAGGTATAGCAATAACTGAAGCTGACTTAAAGAGGTTTGCAGAAGACCAAGGCTTAGTATTTAAAGAACTTGATAGAGTTGCTAAAGCTAACTTAACTTATCAATTAGCATTAAAACAAAGTCAAAATGCAGTTGGAGATTTTTCTAGAACATCTGAACAATTTGCTAATCAATTAAGAATATTAAAAGGAGAGCTTGAAGATGTTGCTATAGAGCTTGGTGTAGAGATTTTACCTTTAGCTAAAGATTTAGTAACTTCTTTAAGAGACTTAGCTAAGTTTACAAATAGATTTTCTAGTGAACAAAGAACAGCAGCTTTAAAAGCAGCTGGATTTGCAGCAGTATTAGGACCTATTATATCTATAGCTGGTAGATTGGTAAAAGCCTTTGCTTTTCTTAGAAAGTTCTTTTTAGGTAAATTTTTACCAGCTTTGAGATTAGTTGCTCAAGTGTTAATGAATCTAACTCCACAAGGTAGAATAGTAAGTGGATTAATTTTAGCTGCTAGTTTTATTGTTAGTCATTTTAAACCTTTAAAAAAGACTTTTGATGATTTAAGAGATTCTATTTTAGGAGTTAAAAAAGCTAAAGATGAATTAGACACTTCTTTAGATTTTGGTATTCAAGGAGCTACTCCAGACCCTTCACAATTACAAGCGAACTTAATGAACGCTATACAGTCAGGGGTATTAGGACATAAGCCAAAGCCAGTAAAACCAACACAAGAGTCAAGAAGTCCTATTCCTCAAAGTGTTGAACCAATAAAAGCTACCGCAGTTGCTTTAAAAGACGTAGCTAAAGGATTCGAAATGGCTACAGTAGAGGCTAAAGGTTTAGTAGATGTTATTACTCCTATGCAACAATTAGCTTTAGATATAAAAAGTAGCTTTATGTCTTTTGGTAATGTAATTCAAGGAGTATTTGCTCAATCATTACAAAGCTCTGAAGGCTTTTTTAAATCATTTATTGAAGGGTCTAAGAAAGCATTTCAAGCATTAATGTCTCAAATAGCAGCAATGTTAGCTATGAAGGCTATACTAAGCGTATTAGGATTTGGTAGTTTAGACTTGGCTGCTGGTGCTTTTAGCGATTCAGTTATGAAAATTATAGGTTTTGCTACTGGTGGTTTAGTTACTGGACCTACTTTAGGTTTGATAGGCGAAGGACCAGGAACTTCTATGAGTAATCCAGAAGTAGTAGCACCTTTAAATCAATTAAAATCAATGATTGGAGGAGGAGATGGTGTACAAGTATTTGGTACAATAAGTGGAGCTGATATATTACTAAGCTCAGATAGAGCAAGAAACAATAGAAACAGAACAAGAGGCTACTAATGGCTATAGATACTAGATTAACAAGTGAATTTCAAAGTGATAGAGGTACATATTATAAGGTCTCTATTATAGATACACTAAGTTCGACTTCTACAGAATATGAAGTAGAAGCAGCAAGTAATGGATTTGAATTAACATACCAAACAGATACTGACGATAGATACACAGGACTAATACCATCAGAGGTTAAGTTTACATTTTTTATCAACGAGACTTCTACAGCACCGAAGCAAAGTATTTTAAATTCTATAAGAACATCTCAGTATAAAAAATGGCAACTTAAAATTGAGTCTTCTGTTAACGGAAATACTTATTATTTATTTTGGGTTGGTAATTTGCTAAACGAAATAAACCCAGAAGCAGACGAGTCATTACCTACTCAATTTTCTTTAACAGCAATATGTGGTCTAGCTGCATTAGAAAATATCCCTTTTAATGAAGATGTTGCTTATAATTTTAATACTTCTTATAGTTGTTATAGATATGTATTTAATGCTATAAATACAGACATAGATACTGATAACAACTGGGCTACTGATGACCGATTTATCAGAACTATGGTAGATTGGACTAATTCACAAATACCTAGAAACAACTCTACTGACCCATTAAACAACACAAGATTTAAAGCTGCTGCTTACGCTCCTATAGATGTTAACGGAGTTAGACAACCAGAAACAGCTTTTAAAGTTTTAAATCAAATCTGTAAGGCATTTGGAGCTAGGCTGTTTTTAAGTGAAGGTATATGGTATTTCATACAGGTCAATACTTATGAAGAGATGGATAGTGCTGACCAGTTCTATAGAGACTATAAGAAAGGTAATAATGGTGGAACATTTACTCCAGATTTTTATGGTACAATAGACTTAAATACTACAGAAGATGGCACTAATATAGTTAGATTAGCTGGTAATAAATTTGACTACTTAGGTATTTTAAAACAAGCTAAGGTTACTTATGAGATGTTCGGTAGTTATGACTTAATACCTTCAACAATAACTAACGCTAGTGGCACTAATGACGCTGTAAATAATTCCTTAGTCGCGTGGAATGGATGGCATTCTACTGGACTAGGTTTTAATACAAATTCAGGTATTTATGGAGTAAATGATTTATCTACTTCTACAGACTTTGCTTCTTATTATATGGGTGGAGTAGTTGTTTTAGACGGACAAACAATAAAAGTTAATAGAACATTTAATAGAGCTATCAATGCAACTTATTCTGGTTGGGGTTTTACCTCAAATCAATCTATTCTATTTTATCATAGATTAAAGCTAGATGATGGTGCTGGAGATGTTAGATACGCTCGTTCTACTTATACTAATGGAGGACTAGCAGAATGGACAACTAACGATGTTTGGGGAAACGCTCCAGATTATAATGTACCCTATACTATTTTTGGCTCATCTTCATTATTTAATGCAACTCCTAACGTAAGTAACGATTTAAGCTCTTTTGTTTTAAACTTTGAAACTGCCGAAATTCCTATAGCTGGAGATTTATATTTTGAATGCTACGCAAAAGTCTTTTATAACTACGGAAGTAGTACCAACGTATCCGATTACGATGAAATAGCTGGGGCTGTTGACCAAGCTAAATTATATATATTTTCAGCTCCAGAAAATTCAGATGACCAGATATTTCAGTTATACATAAATGGGGAAAGCACTTCTCAGCAAGTATTTGTAACATCTCAAAATATAGCTAACGGTCTTACTTATGACGTTGGAGAGTTACAAATAGGCTCAGGACCTACTGGAGCAAACGTAGGAAGGTTAGAGTGTTATAATGGTAGTGCTTTTGATGACGGAACTAATATAACTTGGGTAGCTTACGGTGCTGGAACTGGAAAAGCAATCTCTATGCTGTTAGTTAATGAGATTATGGCTGGTCAAAATGAAGGAGCAAGAGTCTTTGATGGTGCTTTAAAAATATTGACAAACAATGTAAGCACAAATGGTTATAAGTTTCACAACGGAATCACAATAGATAGCTCTTTATTTATACCTTATCAGACTACATTTATAGCTAATGACGATACTTGGAAGGGAGAGTTTTATGAAATAAACACAAATACAACTTCTTTAACTGATGTTATTGAAGCACAAACACTAGACACTTCTAACACAATAAATACAAACTCTTGGTAAAATGAGTCTACAAGGATACTTAAATAGTAATGTACTAGCTACAATATCAGAAAGCACTACTACTAACACGCTTACTTCTATAGATGTATTCAATCCTACAATGACTACGGCTAAGGCTGGAGAAACAGTTTTAATAGTACACAAAGGTACAGGTAGAGAATACCCAATCACGTTATCAAATGACTTAGAATCTAGCTCTAATAAAGTGAGATTTACTTCTGCTACTTTTGATACTCTAATTCCAGAAGGTAGCATAGTCATTCAAAGCAACTTAGCAAAGTGGGATACTATATTTAGAGAATATACAACAGTCAATATTCCTATGGTAGTCAAAAAAAATAATTCTACTAATAATCTTTTAAGAGATAGTATGTTACCAGCTGTATTTGATGAAGATGTTGGGTCTGTTTTATCTGATGGAGATAGTGTAGATGCTGATTTTGCTTCATTATATAGCTCCTTTTTAACTCCTTCTAATGGTGCTAAAATTGAAAACATAAAATACACTTTGAATACTACAAGTGCAACTGGTAGAAATTGCACAATTTCTTTGTTTGAATTACCAATAGCTGTTAATAGTAATTCAAGTCAAACAATCAGCTTAATAGAGGAACAAGCATTCACATCTCAAAACGATGCGACTTTTAACTTTTATAGGAGTAACAAACTAACACACAATCTAGCATCTAATACTTGTATCATGCCAACTTTCAAAGCTACTGGTAGCGTAAGCAATAGTGATGCTTTCATAGCAAATATTGAAATATTAATCTCTTTTGACCCAAGATAATGAATTTTATAAAAGATAATTTAGACGTATTAACTGTAAATACTTTAACAATTGGCATTAGTTTAAGCAATGTAGAGCAAATATTACAAATAATTGGATTGACTCTAGGTATAATTTACACACTTGATAAATACATACATTATAGAAAAAATAGAAAATAATGGCTTTAGCAGATAAGAAATCTCAAGAATTATACAATAGAAAAACTGGAGCAAGTTCAGATAGTAAAACTATTGATGCGAATAAAGAAAGTATTTTAGAGGATGCTTTTAATAATAAAGAATATATAGATAACACAAATTTACTTCTTAATGCTGGTTTAGTGTATATAATTCAACAAATGCAAGAAGACATAGAAGAGCTAAGGAGATATGTCTCTAATGATATTGATACTTTAACTTCAGCTCAATCTAATGCAATAACTGCTAATACAGCTAAGGTAGGGATAACAACTGCTCAAGCTAGTGCTATTACTGCTAATTCAGCTAAAGTTTCTTTAGAAGGTGGTACGAGTACAGCAATATCATTTGGAGATATGATTACAGTACCATCTAAAATTAAAGGAGGTAAAGACACTTATCATATAGTAATGACAGCAACTAAATCTGGATTAAGTAAGTCTATAACTCTATCATTATTATAATGGAACAGATACTAGAATTGATAGAGGGTTATGGTTTGCCTTTAGTATTATTGCTAGGTGCTTTGTACGCTTTATATCGTTTCTTAGTTTTTTCGTTATATGAGGTTAAAAACCAATTTAGTCGACATCACGAAAAAGCAGCAGAAAATATTGAAGAAATGAAAAAGAAAATAGATATAATATTAGAATTTATAAAACAAAAAAAATGAAAAAGATAATCTGTAATATAATTTATAAAATAACTTTTGGTAAGGTTTGCTTAGGGCATTGTAACTGTAAGCTGTAATGATTTATTTTAAGGTCGAGGAGTTTACGTGTGATGGTGTAGTCTGTTATGACAAAATGGATTCTAATCTACTAAAGATGTTAGATGAGGCTAGAGGTTACGCTAACACACCTTTTAAATTAACTAGCACTTGGCGAAGTGTAGAAAAAAATAACTCATTGAAAAATAGTTCTAAAAACAGTAGCCATCTAAAAGGTAGAGCTGTAGATATTGCTTGTGCTGATAGTGTAACAAGACAAAAGATAGTTAGTGGATTGATAAAAGCTGGATTTACTAGAATTGGTATATCTAAAACTTTTATACACGCTGACAACGATGATAAAACTGATGCAATATGGCTATACTAACAAACATACTAAGCAACTTATTACCTAAAGCTGATAAGATAATTGATGAGGTAATAACCAGTCAAGAGGAGAAGTTACAACTAAAAAACGAGCTTCAAAAGATTATTCAAGAGCAAGAGGCTTTAATAGAGCAAGAGGTAACTAAAAGATGGGAGTCTGACAACCTGCAATCTAGTTGGCTTCCTCGTAACATTAGACCGTTAGTTTTAGCTTGGCTTGTAGTTTCTACTACTTTACTTATATTTATTGACGCTGGAGCAATTACATTTACAGTAGAAAAGCAATGGGTAGACCTATTGCAGATAGTTCTCATCACTTGTATAGGTGCTTATTTTGGCTCAAGAGGTTTAGAGAAAATCAACAAAAAATGACAAAAGAAAAAAGGTATAGACTAAAGACAGATGAATGGCAATTAATAGACAAATACAGAAACGACAAAGAAAGGCAATCTTTATTAAATGATGAATGTGAATCTGCTGGTATTAATCCTAGTTCTGTTAGTCATTATTGGTACAAGAGCCAAAAGTTCTCCATATTTGCTAAACCCAATGAATTTACCAAAGATGAATTTTTACAATCTATTGAGGAGCTTATATCTAACTATGCTCCTAAGTATCCCACCATTGATTATCCTATTAGAAAGGATGGACACCTACTTATAATAAACCCAGCAGACGTACATATCGGTAAGTATGCCGATGCTTCAGAAACTGGTAATGACTATAATATAGAAATAGCTAAAGAAAGAGTTAGAGAAGGGGTTAAAGGTATTCTAAGAAACGCTGAAGGCTATCCTATTGAACGTATATTATTTTGTATAGGCAATGATATACTACATACAGATAACGTACATAAAACCACTACAAAAGGTACAGCTCTAGATACCGACGGTAAATGGTATAAACACTTTACAGATGCTTTAGAGCTTTATGTTGAGGTAGTAGAAATGCTTATGCAAATAGCTCCAGTTGATTGTGTACACTCTATGAGTAATCACGACTATATAAGTGGCTTCCATTTAGCTCACGCTTTGAAGTCTTGGTATCGTAATACAAAAGCTGTTAGCGTAGATGCTGAGCCAATGCACAGAAAGTATTATAAATACAAAAATAGTTTAATAGGATTGACTCATGGAGACGGAGCTAAACTTCCTAATCTTCCTTTACATATGGCTCAAGAACAGCCAAAGATGTGGGCAGATACTAAATATAGATACTGGTATTTACATCACTTACATCATAAGCAACGATATAAGTTTATGAGTTCTTTTGATAATATAGGAGTTACAGTAGAGTTCTTACGCTCTCCAAGTGGTACAGATTCGTGGCACTATCAAAAAGGTTATACTGGTAGCATTAAAGCAGTAGAAGGTTTCATACATAACAAATTTGGTCAAATAGCACATTTAACTCATATTTTTTAATATATTTGCAATGGTTTTTGGTTAACTTAATTGTTAACGTGTAGTGTTTGGTTTGTAAAAAGGAGGGTATTTTCTGAGAATATCCTCTTTTTTTATGCCTATATTTAAAAAAGTTTAACATTTTTTTACTCTAGTAAACTAAAAAAAATACACTTTTTTTGTTAAAAAGTTTGCACAGTAATTTAGAAAAGTA